ATTAATTCCTGTATTTTTTCACCCATGGTACCTTAGATGTTATTTCATGTTTTTCTAAACCAATGTTTTGTCCTTTATTAAAAAGGGCCACCGGATAATCCAATTCTTGATACTGTGCAAAATGTGCTGAATAATAAAAATGATCCGGTATTCTAATAGGATCCAATCTCTTCATCCAAAGATAAGTATCGAATCCATTATATTTTTCTATATCTTCAAAAACAAATTCTTCCCAAATCTTCAAACAAGTATCTGGTTTCCATCCTAATATTGAAGAATTGTATGGAGTACAAAATATATCTTTATCTCTTTGTTCTTCAAAATTATCCATATGCTCTCTCCATCTACACCATACTGCGCATAGATAATCTTGTTGTTCTACCCAATCAAATAAAGGATCTATACTTCCCTTTATAACTACATCTAAATCAAAAGCTAAAACAACGTCTTCTTCAAATGGTTCTATTACTGGTGAATGATATAAAACTTTAGTCCACCATTTAGGTAATATTGGTTCATTAAATACTCTAAAATTTATATCATAGGTGGTATTTTGGAATACCATTTGTTCTAATATTTTTACATCAGAAATATTATACTTGTCTCCAACGCATATACATGCAACAGCCCGTTTCATTGCCACTGTCCAATTGTCATAAAACGTTTATAAGTACCAAAATCTTTTTCACCCTTATACCATATCTTTTTCAATTTATTTTTCTTTATTAATTCATCCACATTTTCTACACAATTTGTATGCTCAGGTAAATCAAAATAATTATTAGATTGTAAACAAACAAAAGGATTGCCCTTATACCATCTTCTATTAAAATTTTCCATATGTTCACAAGAAGTACAAATAACTAGGTGCCTTCTTCTTACTTCTTTTCTTTCAAAATAATCACCATGTTGTATGATATCATATTTCGGATCAAACATATTTTTATATTGAGCCATTACCTTTTGGCAGGTTTCATCAAAATCATAACAATCAATTCGTGTAATTCTTCCTTTAGTAAATTGATCAATCATTTCTATTAATGGCCACCCGAACCAGGATCCAACTATATCTATTAAGAGAGGATAAAACCATCCTGTAACGCCTGTATCTTTAGTATATTTTCGAACGTTATCTGTTTCAGTTATTTTTAAATTATCTAGAACATCACATAACCATTTTTTAGATTCATACTGATCGAAAGAAATCGAATCACACCAACTATCTTCATATTCTGGAAAATTATTCCTTATAAACTTAAATACTTTATAATAATTTGAATCGCGAAATTCTTTTACCATGTTCCTATAACCATAAACCTTTTATAGTAACCAAAGTCTCTTTCACCTTGATATCTTATATCCTTTATTTCGTTCTTCTCAGCTAACTCGGAATAACTATTAACACAGTTTTCATGTTCTTCTAATTCAACATAATTATTACTTTGAAGAGCAAGAATTGGTTTAGGGGTGCCTTTATAATATTCTTTCATCTCGCTTATATCTGGCATATGTTCACAAGAAGTACAAATAAGTAAATGCCGGATTCTTTTATCCCCTCTTTCAAAAAAATCATGATATTGATTTATCTTATATTTCGGTTTGAAATGGTATATATATTTTCTAACTACTTCATGGCATACTTCATCTATATCATATAAATCAATACTTTCTATTTTTACAATAGCATCTTCTAATAACTCAATCATTGGCCACCCAAACCAGGATCCAGCTATTTCAATTTTTAAAGGATCCTTAGAACCTAATTGGCCTGTTTTTAAAACTTCACTCATCCATTTTTTAGATTCATATTGACCATCTGATATTGAATCTAAAAGACTAGAAGCATATTCAGGATAAGATTCATCTAAGAATCTTTTAACCTTCATATAAGGAGACCATTCCATCGTATTCTCAAATTCTATTTTATTCTTTTCATATAAACCGGTATCATCAATTTTTTCTTGATCAAGCTGTCTTCTTTTACTATCTAATCTACGCCTATGTTTTTCTAAAATAGAATTCTTTTTAGCCCATTCACCTATATTGGCGCGCCTATCTTTTTCAAGAATTTTTAAATTAATCTCAGCGCTTTTAAAATTTTTTATGAACATCCTACTACTATTGAATATTTGACTTTTTGAAATTCGTATTCTTCTTCATAGATAACAGACTTGATTTCATTCTGTTCTATTAATTGCTGAGAGGATTCAATAGGGTTACATATGTGTAATCTTTTTTTATTGCTACCTGCTAATATATATTTTCCCTTATGAACTTTACCAATAGGATAAGTATCTTCACAAAATTTATGTATGATAGGGCCTTTAAATCGCACTCTATCAAATATAACATCTACGTTATGTATATTGTCACTTATAAGATCGCAATCTTCGCACACATAAGGATCAGAATCATAATAAGTTATATTATAACCTAATTTTTCTATTTTGTCAACATGATAATTCATATACCAAGAACATACCATGTTTAAATCGTCTTCGTCAAAATATTGAGTAATTAAAGAATGAATCTTATCATTTAAGGTTTTATTATATCGGTTATTAGCCGCACCTATATTATGTCGTCTATTTTCTGGAACAGTATACCACAAAACATCATATGCATTTGAACTCGTATTTTTTAAGATATCAGAAGCAAACGAATCAAACTCATTCATAACTATCCCATTTGTCATAAGCCCAGCCTTTTGCCTGATGTAACTCTATATGTGTTTCATTAGGTTTCGCCCATGCTTTGTGTGATGTATTAAATAAACAGACTTTATAATCAGGTTTATATTTTGTCGGATTTAAATCATCAGGATATTTAACTCCTATATTATAATTATACACTATTCCTGGTTCCCAATAATTTAAATTACCTTTTCTATGTTCCTGATAGAATAGATATTTGTCATACGATGGATAAGTAAAAAATGCTTTCTCTTTATTTTTAACCAATCTTTTATACATATCAAAACCTAAATCATCTTGCCAAGCAACAAAAGAAGAATTAATTGGAGTAGTCATCCAACCATAATTAGTTTTATGTGCTTCTTCATTTCTCCAATAATTCCAAATATAAGTTACTTTATTTTTCTTTTTATTAATAAGTTCTGTTATATTATTTTGTATTAATATATCTAAGTCAAACCAAGCCTTAGGCCCTGAGACGTGTTTATATCTATTAAAGTAACACATCTTCTCAGAAGTAAATATTTGTGTTCTTGGAAAGTTACTAAAATCGGTTGGTATTGTATCTATGATAATATCTTTATCAAGACCCACAGTATTATCAGTAAGACAAGTAAAACTAAAAGGATCGTCATAATGTTCCTTTAAAGAATTAAACAATCTATTAACATATAAGCGATTATATTTTGTGCCCCATTTCAAACAATAAAAATTTGTCATTTCCACTGATCTCTAAAAGCATCAAAACCGGAACCACACTTCTCAGCACACACAACGGATTTCCCATCAGAACATGAAGGAATATTCCAACTCTTCTCCAGCTGTACGAAAAAGTTCCCTTTAATGATTTCTCGTAACGGTGTATGAAGAGCATTTATATTTTTCATATCATCTACGAAAGACCAAATCTGATTTTCACCAATCTCTTGATATGCTTTATAAAATCGTCCATGAGTCCAACAGCAAGGAGTTACAAGACCTTCAGCACTGATAAATATTTCATTAGTTATAAGGGATTTGCATTTGATGGATGTTTGATCTAAATACTCTTGAAAGGAACCATGAGTCTTAACCAATCTATCATATTTATTTACGCTTTGATTCTGATGCTCTGGTTTTGTAGCTGGTTTAATCTCATTCCCTTTGTTGGTTATCTTTTTATCAATCTTCTTACCTTTATAGCTCTGTACCCACCTTCCAGTCTTTTTTCTTACAAAGTCCAATCCAAATAACTTGGCCATTTGTTCTGCTTCTTCAACTTGATGTTCATTGTGTTTAAATATTAAATAAACCCAAACACCTTTTCCACCTGCTTGAGTAAATACATCCATCGCTTCTTCAATTTTTTTCCAATTAACATTTACTCTATACAAATGATTTGTATCTTCTAGGCCATCAACACTAAATTGTACTTTACCTCTACTACCTAAAATGAAAGCTAATTCTCTCCAAAAGTCTTCGTCTCTGGCTCCACCATTTGTAGTAACTTGCAGGTGTATATCTGGGTTGTTGACTCTAAGGTATCTTAAAATATCTAGAGCATGTAGTGAGATAATAGGATCACCGTGATTACCACACATTAATAATGAATTTAATTGCTTCACAAAATCAATATCCACCATATGCATAAAATTATCTAAGGTTAATTCAGCATTTTTTATACGGGGATTATTTGTCCTGTCACACATTGGGCATGCAGCTTGACATCTTTGTGTAGGTTCTAAATGAATATGTTTTATTTGATCGGGACTATACATACGGTTTAAATTCCGGCCACTCTTCTAAGAAATTTGTATTATTTCTTTTATCACATAATTTAAGAAACCTTAAACCTTTTTGAAAAGATTTACCTCTTGTAGGTGTTCTTAATAGATTTGTAATCCGCTCAGGAATATGTTTTGTATTTTTACTTAAATAGAATTGTTTTATATCTTGTGGTAAACTGGTAGAATCAAAATATTTTGGAGTTACTAAGATGTTTGTTAAGGGAGACATTTTTCCAAAATTGTTTTTTAGATATCCTTGAATATTATCTAAGTAACCAATATTAAATGCCTGCACTGTTACTTCAAATCCAATCATAAAACTTTGTCGCAATTTGAAAATATTCTCTTTTTTCTTTTTCCAAACTTGCCCTGTTCTAATATACTCATCTTTCTTCCCTATACCATCAACCGACACCATAAATGATAAACGCTTAAATGCCTTTTTATATTGAAATAAATGATCTGGAATTTTTGTGGCATTAGTAAGTGTTGAGATTTTTAACTTGTGTGCAAACTTATGACCTATTAACCATTCTAGAAAATCATAATATCTATCGTTCATTAAAGGTTCACCTCCTGATATAATAATACGATCTACATTAGGCAATATTTGTTTTAAGTCTTCATATGTTTCTTCATTGAATGTATTTTCATAAATCGGCCATGTTCCTTCACTATGTTTTTCTTTATGCTGAGACCATGCAGATGATGATTGTGGGCCGCACATTATACATCTAAGATTACATAAATTTCCAAACTTAATTTTAAAAACAGGAGCATTCGGAATTAAAGGCAATCCTTGTTTATATCTTTCTACCTGGCTCTCATAGTCACTATTTAAATTTGATAACCTTCTGGAATTTAATCCCTTATCTTCTCTTTTCCAACAAGACTGACATATAGATAATCTTTCATCATTTAAAAAAGATTCTCTTTTTTTATTCATATAATCAGAATTAAAATATTCTAAGATAGAATGCTTATCACTATACATTCCTGATTCGCCCGTATTATCACAACACAACTGATACTCATTAAATGATGAGACAGTAAATTGGGTGAAAGGTAATGCACAGAAATATTTTAATTTTTCCATAATGGATAATTACTTTCCGGCTTTCGTTTAGGAATTTTACTATCTGCTGAACTTACACAATTATCAGTTATGCAGGGCATAGGTTTATCAAATAATTTGAATCCAGTTTCTATATTACCTAAAGGTGCATCACTGCAAGAATATGACCGCTTAATGCTCCCACAAGGCTCGCGTATAATAATACTACGAAAACCCGACGTGCAGTCCCAGCCTTTGAATTCATTAAAATTAAACGCGTTAAATCTTTCAGCTTGATCCAATTCATATATATTTCCTTTTGAATCTATTAAATCTATCTCTCGTTCAGATGGTTTAGAATCATTATGTAAAATATCTAATTGTCCCTGAGTATATCCCTCTACAACTTTTGTTGCTGTTGGATTTGATTGTGGTTTTAATGTAGTATGTATACCTCGTTCTTTAAAATATAAAACATGGTCTGTCAGTGCCCAAAATCTCTCTGGAATCATTACCATATTAATAGTTATTCTAATTCCATTATCTTGAAGAAAAACTAACTTATCAGCAAAATCTGCTATCTTATCTTGTGTATTTAAAGCTTCAAAATGTGCCGAAGCTGTAATTGATGCTTTGTCAAATTTTTGTGCATATTCAACATATGTTTTAAACCACTTCATTTTACGAGAGCAATTTGAAGTCATATGAATTCGTTGTCTTTTACAATTAGATTCATCATCTGCAAGATATTGTAGTATATCTAAGTAGCCGGGATGAAAGGTTGGCTCACCTCCTGATAAGGACCAATTAAAAGAATTGAATCCTTGGTCTCTAGCTTGTCTTTTTATCTCATCAATTGTTTTAAGACATAATTCTGTTGATCTATGATCTTTCTTATCTGCCCTTGCGTATGGCCAACAATAAGAACATTTATAATTACAAAATCTACCTAATAACCAAGACACTGAA